ATTTCGGCATAAACAGCACCAAGGACTGATATAATCACGCCATGATCGTACGAAGCTTCGATGACTGGAAGGCCGCCGTGCGCGAGCACATGGCACAGACCGGACAGGTCACCAACGCGCTGGCTGTCCGCATGGACGCCGAGGACCGCATGGCGGCACACAACGTGCGGTGCTTGCTTTCTGACGCCCCCAAGATCAGGCGCAAGGGATGCAACCTCGCCAGCGCAATCGCCATCGCCGAATCCGTAGGTTTGGAAATCCACCTTTCATACAAGAATGAAACCTGATGCCAAGCAAATCACCCGCACAGAAGCGACTGATGCAGGCGGCAGCGCACTCCCGGTCCTTCGCAAAGAAGGCCGGCGTCCCTATGTCCGTCGCAAAGAAATTCGTGCGAGCGGACAAGGCGAAGGCAGCCAAGCGCCGCGCCCGATAGGCCGACCGCCAGAGCCCGTCCCGCAAGACTTGGCCGACGAACTCGTCGCATGGTTGGCCGCTGGCAAGCCGCTGCGGGAATGGTGCAGACTTGAAGGCAAGCCTCATTTCACCGTGGTCTACGACTGGAGGGCAAAAGATCCAGCGTTTGACCTACGCATCGCGCAGGCGCGTGAGGACGGGCATGACGTGATCGCCGACGAGTGCAAGGAACTGGCCGACACCAAGCCAGCCGATCAGGTCGAAGTCGCATGGCGTCGCCTCCAGGTCGAGACGCGGCTCAAGCTCCTCGCCAAGTGGAACCCCAAGAAGTACGGCGACAAGGTTGGGGTTGACCATGCCGGCGGCGTGAACCTGACCGTCATCACGGGCGTGCCAAGTGCCGATAAGTCTTGACTACAACCCGCGCCAGTGGCAGCGGGAATGTCACCTGAAGCGCAAGCGGTTCACCGTTCTTGCCCTGCACCGACGTGCTGGCAAAACGGAACTTGCCATCATGGAGCTTCTGGACAAGGCTCTGAAATGCAAGCAGCCGCTCGGGTTCTTCGTGTACATCGCTCCGTTCCTGCGCCAGGCCAAGGCCATCGCTTGGGCTCGTCTCAAGGACAAGCTGCGCCCGATGCGCACAACCGGTGCCATCGACATCAACGAGGTGGATCTCGCCGTCGTTTTCAAACACAACGGCGCGACCATCCGCTTGTTTGGCGGCGACAACCCCGACGCCCTGCGCGGCGTCCGTCTCGACGGCTGCGTGATTGACGAGGTCGCACAGATCAAGCCCGAGGTTTGGACCGACATCGTGCAGCCTGCCCTGTCCGACCGCAAGGGCTGGGCGATGTTCATTGGCACGCCGTCTGGAATCAACCTGTTCAGCGAGCTGTTCTACCGCTCCAACGGCCTCGAGGACTGGTGGTCCGCCCTCTATACCGTCGATGATACTGACGCCATCGACCGTGACGAGGTCAAGCGCCTGCGCCGCGACATGCCCGAAACGGCGTTCGCTCGTGAGTACCTGTGTGACTTCAGCGCCGCCGGCGACGATCAGCTCATCACGCTGTCCGACGCTGAGTCTGCGGCACGGCGCCGATACTCAGACGGCGACATCGTGGACGCTCCGCTGGTTGTCGGCGTTGACCCTGCCCGGTTCGGTGACGACCGCAGCGTGATCGTGCTGCGCCAAGGGCTCGTCGTGTTCGAGCCGCAGGTCTACCGTGGGATCGACAACATGGGCCTGGCTGGCCGTGTCGCCAACGTCATCGAGGAGCGCGACCCGGACGGCGTGTTCATCGACGTCGGCGGCGGGGCGGGCGTGATCGACCGGCTGCGCCAGTTGGGCTACGGGATCGTCGAGATCAACTTCGGCGGTAAGGCCAACAACCCCGGCTTGTTCGTCAACAAGCGCACCGAGATGTGGTGGACGATGCGCGAGTGGATGGAGCAGGGCGGCTCGATTCCCAACGACCCGTACCTGAAGGCCGAACTCGCCACCCCCACGTATTCGTACGACTCCAACGGCAGGCGCGTGCTCGAATCCAAGGACGACATCAAGCGCCGGCTACAGGGCGGGGCCAGCCCGGACATCGCCGACGCGCTGGCGCTGACGTTCGCGTTCCCCGTCGGCAAGCAGCTCCCACGCGAGGTGCGCGACCGCATCGACACTCGACCAGGCGATTACGACCCATACGAGGGCATGCAATGATCCGACCAGCGACACGCGATGACGTTCCTGCGCTGCTGACGATGGGCAGGCAATTCATCCAGTTCAGCGAGTACAGGTCGATCAACGACCATCTGACCGACGAGCAACTAGCGAACGGTATAAGCGCGGTCATCGACTGCGGAGTTTCGTTTGTTGCGCTCAACGGCGAGCAAATCATCGGCGTCATTCTTGGCGTGGTAGGCCCGCTCTGGTTTGCTCCGCACATGCAGACTGCTGTGGAGCTCGCGTGGTGGGTTGACCCTGCGCATCGTGGCATGGCTGGCATCAGGCTCATGCAGGCGTTTGAGGGAGAGGCCAAGCAACGCGGTTTGAAGTACGTGGCGATGAGCGATCTCGTGATGAATGGGCGAGATGAGACACCTGCCGCAAGAATCCTCGGCATCATGGGTTACACTCTGACCGAGCGGATGCATTCCAAGGAGATTTGACATGGCTTTATTCACGGCAATCGGTACGGCTCTCGGTGCTTCGGCAGCAGCAGCAGCAGCGACTGGCGCGGCTGTCGCAGGAGCAGCAGCAGCAGCTGGCGGTTTGGGTTATTCGATGTATGCCGGCGAACGTGCCGACAAGGCTCAGAAGCAGGCGCTCGGCGAGCAACGGCAGGCCCAGCAGCAGGCCGTTGCACAGGCAGCATCGCAGCAGCGACGCAGCGCCCAAGCAATGGCAGCAGCCAACCGCCGGCAGCCTGACATGAGCAGCATCATGGCGGGCGCAGCAGAGGGCGCAGGCGGCGGACCAACCAGCACCATGCTGACCGGACCGACCGGCGTCAACCCGCAGGATCTGGCGCTCGGTCGCAGTTCACTCCTCGGAGGCTGACATGGCTGCGTTCGGCAACATCAGACCACCAGCCAGCGACCAAGGGACGGCAGATGCAGCCCGTCCGTGGCTGACTATTCCCAAGCAGCCAAGCGGTGGTAGTGGTGGATTCTTTGGTGGGAAACCGCAAGCCGAACAGCGTCCGTTGTTCTCGCCAATGAAGACCGAGGATCTCGTCAAACTCAGCGCAGAAGATCGCAATGCGTACTTTGCAGACTATGCCAAGTACGGAAACTCACTATCTGGACTGCGTTTGATGGGCGCACCGGGCGGAGGAATTATGGGTTCCCCGGGCGGTGGTCTTATGGGCATCGGACGATTGATGGGCGCTGCGCAATCGTCACTTGAGAACCAGCGGCAGGCATTGAACGATTTGCTGTATCCACGCGCACCGGGCGGCTTCCTACCACGGGCCATCCAACCGCAACGCACACCTAACGCACCAGGCGCACGATGAGCGAATACACCAGCGACGCACAGTCATACCCCAGCGCACCGACACGCGACAAGTTGTTCACGCGATGGGGGCAGCTCAAGTCTGAGCGAGCGTCGTGGCTGTCGCACTGGCAAGAGATCACGACCTACCTGCTCCCGCGCAACGGGCGCTACTTCCGCCAGGACCGCGACAAGGGCTGGCGCCGGCACAACAACATCTACGACAACACCGGCACCCGCGCACTGCGCACGCTCGGCGCTGGCATGATGGCTGGCGCGACCAGCCCGGCACGGCAGTGGTTCAGGCTGGCGACTGCCGACCCGGAACTGAACTCCTACCAGCCCGTCAAGTTGTGGCTCGATGACGTGACGCGCCGCATGCAGTTGGTCTTCCAGAAGTCCAACACCTACCGCGCCCTGCACACGATGTACGAAGAGCTCGGCGCGTTCGGTACGGCCACGAGCATCGTGCTGCCCGACTTCAAGAACGTCATCCACCACTACCCCGTCACGACTGGCGAGTTTTGCATCGCTACCGACGCGCAGGGCCGCGTTGACACGCTGTACCGCGAGTTCGAGATGACGGTCGCCGCGATGGTGAAGGAGTTTGGCTACAAGAACTGTTCAACCACCGTGCGCAACATGTGGGATCGAGGCACGCTAGACCAGTGGATTCCAGTCATCCACGCCATCGAACCGCGATCCGACCGCGACCACAAGAAGCGCGACAACAAGAACATGGCGTGGGGCTCGTGGTATTTCGAGGTCGGCGGCGAGGACGGCGTGTTCCTGCGCGAGAGCGGGTTTGAACAATTCCCCGCGCTCGTCCCGCGCTGGGCTACCGCCGGCGGCGACATCTACGGCAACAGCCCGGGCATGGAGTCGCTTGGCGACATCAAGCAGCTTCAGCATGAGCAGTTGCGCAAGGCCCAGGCCATCGACTACCAGACCAAGCCGCCGCTCCAGGTGCCCGTGTCGATGAAGAACCGCGACGTCGAGACGCTGCCCGGCGGCATCTCGTTCGTTGACGGCGCGTCAGCCGGCATCAAGACTGCGTTCGAGGTCAACCTCAACCTCCAGTACCTGCTGAACGACATCCAAGACTGCCGCGAGCGCGTGCGTGGTGCGTTCTATGCCGACATGTTCCTGATGCTGGCGGGCCAGCCCAACACCCGCATGACAGCCACAGAAGTCGCCGAGCGCCACGAGGAGAAGTTGCTCATGCTCGGGCCCGTGCTCGAGCGCCTGCACAACGAACTGCTCGACCCGCTGGTGGACATCACGTTCACGCGCATGTTGCAGGGCGGCATCATCCCGCCGGCGCCCGAGGAGTTGCAGGGCATGGACCTGAACGTCGAGTTCGTCAGCATGCTCGCCCAGGCGCAGCGTGCCATTGGCACGAACTCGGTCGACCGCTTCGTCGGTAACCTCGGCCAGATCGCCACGATGAAGCCGGACATCCTCGACAAGTTCGACAGCGACCAGTGGGCCGACATCTACGCAGACATGCTTGGCGTGGACCCGTCGCTTATCATCGCCGACAAGGAGGTAGCGGCCATCCGCACCGCCCGCAACCAGGCGATGGCGGCCAAGGAGCAGTCAGCGGCATTGCAACAGTCGTCGCAGACGGTCAAGAACATGGCGCAGGCTCCGACTGGGCAACAGAACGCATTGACCGACGTGATGAACATGTTCAGCGGATACACCAGCCCGTCGGCGCTGGAAGTTTGAAAGGAACAAAATGCCATACTTTATGAAGACGCCCGGTGGTCCTTGGCTTTACAACTCAACCACAGGCGATTTTGCTGGCTTGAAAGATCCGGACGGCAGCGAACTGATCTTCGCTAGAGCTCCGCATACGGGTGGGTTTTTTGACGTGTCAAACCAGACTGCGCTTGCAAACACTGCTACGCCAATGGAATACGACACAACCGACTTCTCGCATGGAGTTTCGGTTGTGAGCAACAGCCGAATCACAGTGACACGCGATTCGGTCTACAACATCCAATTCAGCGCCCAGTTCAAGAACACAGACAACTCATCGGAGCACAACGTAAGCGTGTGGCTCGCATTGAACGGAACCAATGTCGCAAACAGCAATACACAGATCACGCTGCCGAAAAAGCATGGTGGTGGTGACGGGTTGCTGGTTGCAGCATGGAACTTTTTCGTGACCATGAACGCCGGCCAGTACGCGCAGATCATTTGGTCCACGCCAAACACCGCCGTGTCGATTGCCTACGAAGGCACGCTATCGACTCCGACCAGGCCGGCTACGCCGTCTGTGATCCTGACCGTCAACGAGGTCAACGGTATCTCCTGACGTTGCTAGTTCAACATTCGCCATCTCAGACAGTCCAAACGTGAGCAATTACGACCCACTCGATATCCGTGGACAAGAGCGCAACAAGGCCGAGCGCGATCAGCGTGAACGCCTTGAACGCGAGAACGAGGCCGCCGACGTCAAGTGGCTGATGAACAACAAGCGTGGCCGGCGCATGGTGTGGCGGTTGCTGGACAGGGCCGGGGTATTCCGGTCATCGTTCGCCACCAACAGCATGACAATGGCCTTCTCTGAAGGTAACCGTAACTACGGCCTACAGTTACTTGGTATTATCCATGCCGTATGCCCGGAACTTTATCCGGTCATGTTGAAGGAACACACGAATGAACGAACCAACGACGATGCTGGCGACCCCAACCAGTGAGGCGCCCACATCATCGAATGCCAGCAACACCTCCGCGACGGCGGAGAAGTTGTATGGCGAGCAGAAGGCGTCTGCACCTCAGACTGCGCCCGCCGATACGGCCAAGGCGCAGGACGCCCCTGTGACCGGACAGGCAGAGAAGGCCGCCGAGGCACCCGCCGACGCCAAGCCGACCACGCCTGAGAAGTACGAATTCAAGGCTCCTGAAGGTCAGGAGTTTGACGGTGACACCATCACCGCGTACTCGGAGGTCGCACGGGAGCTTCAACTGAGTCAGGACGCTGCGCAGAAGCTGCTTGACGTCATGGGCCCGAAGATGGCCGAACGTCAAATGGCTCAGATTCAGGCCGTTCAGGGCGCTTGGATGGAGGCATCCAAGCAGGACAAGGAATTCGGCGGCCCCGCGCTTGCCGAGAATCTGTCCGTTGCCAAGAAGGCGCTGGATGCGTTCGGCACCGCTGAACTCCGCACACTGCTCAACGAGTCTGGGCTGGGGAATCACCCGGAGATCGTCCGGCTGTTCTTCCGCGCAGGCAAGGCAATCAGTGAGGATCGTGTCGTGACGGGCTCGACCGGGCAGGCCAAGGCCGGCCCCAAGTCGTTC